TGCTTCATCTCGCTGTCTTTCTGCTTCTCTCATCTTATAAGTTAGCTTATCAATACGTTTTTGTACTGAATCACTAATAGAATCTAATTCATCTTTAGTTTCTACTACTTCTGTTTCTTGTTCAGGCTCGTCTACGATATTATCGTCTACGTCTGCCTCCCTTATGTCAACTTCCCCTTCAGGAAGTTCTAGTTCTATCTTTTCTTCTTCTTGTTGCATGGTTCCTCCTCCATGATTATGTTGATATTATGTCTTCTGGACTATCAATAACTGCTAAAATTTCGTCATCATTTAATAGTCGCATATCGCCACCATCTATTTGAAAACGAGCTCCAGCATATCTACCGAATATAACCCAATCTCCTTCCTTACACCAAGCTCCATCAGGAAATTTTCCTAAGTCGCCATAAGCGTCAGGTCCAAGAGATACGACATAACCAACAACGGTTGCTAACCTTTCTTTATCTACAGTCTGTGTAGCTAAATGTATTCCACCTTTAGTCACATTAGACATAGTGAAAGGTAATATTAAAATACGATAACCCGTTGGTTTAGGTAATCGCTCTTTATGCGAGTTTAAATTTTCGTGAGTGATTTTTGGTTCCTGAGAAACAGGAGCTTTATCGCTACCGAAGTTTTCTACTCGGTCGGGAACAGTATTAGTCATTGACATCCTCCATATTAGAATGTAGGTCTTGAATTTCCTGTTCAATGAAATTCAATCCTGCGATTTGCCCTACTATCATCTGGTATTGATTAAAATCTTCAACACCTCCAACAGCAAGTGTCTGCGAAAGAGATTCGCGTCTCTCTCGCACCTTACGGAGTAAATACTCCGTACCTATTATAAAATCCATTAATTACTTAATGTATCTATAAAACTTATTTCCTTTGGTTGCTGCGCCTGAGCCTTTTATTTGTATTTCCTCACCCACAACTTTCCCTTCGGAATCAGTAATCAACTTTGGTTGTTTTACTTCTTTTATCTTCTTTTCCATAATTTATGTATTATATGTTAATAGTTTGATTTTTTACTAGTCTTTTTTATTTATCTAAATCTTTTAAAACCTTTACTGTATCTATAAAATCTTTATCTAAGTCTTTATTAGTTTGTGCTTCTAGTTTTTGAATATCTAAAGCAGTTCTAGTATCTAACTTTTCTAATTCTACATTTGCAGTTAATTGAGCTTTAGCTAACTCTACTTCTTTATCTCGTATATCTTCATTTTCTTTTTGAGCTAATTGTTGTTTTTCTAAGTCTAATTGTTTCTCAAACATTTCTCTTTGTGGGTCTGCTTGTGCTCTAGCTTGTGCTTCTGCCATAGCTTGTGCCTGACCTGTTACTACTTGTGTTGCTTGAGCTGCCGCTACTGCTATTTCATTCATAACCTCTGGGGACATTTCTTCTCCAACAGGTGGTAGCTCTCTACCTAACGCTTGTTGTATTTGTTGTCTATAAAGCATAGCTTGTCTTTCTTGTATATTAGCTCCTATAACTTGTGAAGCTGTAGGATTTTGAGCAACCATTGGGTTTTGTAAAAAAGCACTATGTGCCGCTATATACGCTTCCTGGTTTTGAAAATCAAACGCTTTTATAGGATTACCTGTTAGTGCTGCTTGTTGTTCACTAATCGGGTCTCTCGGTGGTAGTTCTTCTACCTCAGGTAATAACGCTTCTATGTTTTTTACGTTTAATGCTAAATACATTTTACGATACGCTTCTCGTAAGTCATGTAATTCAGGTGCTGATTGTGCTAATTGTAATTGTGTTTGTGCTAATGTAATTCTTTGTGTAGTACTGAAGATATTAGGGTCACTGACAGGAATAATATCTACACTATCATCAAAATCTTGTTTAAAAACTGTAGAAGAAGCACCTTGTACTTCATAAGGGTACTCATCTGGTAAATATTCACCAAATATTCTTTTTAAGATTTTAAATTCAGTTTTTTGAGCATAATGTAATCTTTTATGTATTGCAGACATAATACGTTGCCCTTTTTCTAAAAGAGCTACGGTTGTACCTACGGGTGCTTCGGAATTTCCGTCTCCAGTCGGATTTTCTATAGTAGAAGCGAATTGTTTTCCAGAAGTTACCAAAGCACCTAATAAATTAGCTAAAGTTCCCGAAGGTTCTTTATATGGTAACGTCATAAACGAATCTGTTAGTCTACCACCAGGAGCGTCAACATCCCGCCATTCTCCAGGTTGTAAAGGGTCATCATGTCTTTGAATATTTAGTCCTCTGGATTTAAAACCTGCGGGTAAATTAGATAAAGTTCCTGCGTCTATTAATTGTCTTAATATTGCAGTAACAGATTTAGTTAATCCACCCATCATGTGTATAAGTCCGAAACCATAAAAACCTAATCCTGGAAGAAACTTGTAATGTGTAAAATGTTCTATCTTTTTACGCATTGGGTCTTCTTTATCGTAGTTCGCTCTTATAGATAAAACTTTATTCATATCTTTACAGATAGTTACTATGTACGGTAACGCTAATCCTGTTGGTTCACCGTTTTTATCCGTGTCTTCGTAACCTTCTATATCTAAATCAACATGAACTTCTAATAAAGTGTATTCTTCTTCACTAATCGTTTTACTAATACCTTGTATTTCGTCAATTTTATCATCTACCTCATTAGAGCCTACATCTGCTCCTGGATTTCCTAAATCCATGTCTTTATAAAAGCCAGAAAGTTGTAATTTACGTAATTCGTTCTCAGTCATGTTAATTACGTGAGTAATTCTTGGACTTGTGAGTAAATCTACTGCGTAATACGGTACAACAAGGTCTTCAGCCTTAATAAACCTAGCCGAAGCACGTCCTAAAGACGGGTCATAGTAAATTTTCTTAAAAGCAGAGCCTGAAAGTGGTAAATAAAACAATAATTGGTCCATTTCTGGGTCGTATTCTTCCATTCGGCACGTAATTTGATAATTCATAAAGTTTTTTACTCTATTTCCTCTGGAAACTTTAGCGTCATCCGTTTTTCCTAAAATTTCTACGTCTACAGGACCTCCTGCGGGAAGTAATTCTTTATATGCTTGTGCTTGAAACTGTGTAACAGCTTCTGCTAGTATTGGATGATGAACTCCAGACGCTCCAACGAAAGGTTCTGACCTATCTTCTCCATTTATTCCTAATAAATCAAGTCCTTTTGTAAAGGTTTGAAACCAATCATCTCTAGATTCTAAATCTTCTTCAAAAAGTGCTGTTAATTCTGAAGCTATTTCATTTAATTCTCTTTCGTCTAATGTTTCTGCTATATTTTCACCGAACTCAATTCTACTTTGTTCCTCAAATTCTTCAGCGTCTAAAAAAGAACCATCTTCTTGTACTAAAAAAGTTTTGCTGCCGTCTGGCTCACCTAAATTTTGTTCTAATTCTATCTCGATAGGAGTTTCATCTTCCATTGATGAATCTAAAGGGGATTTTTCAATAGCCATAGTCCGAAATGATAATCTTTATTTACTTAATAATAAACCCTTGAAGTAGGAAAGTAATCTTCATCATCACGATAGTCACTTGATAATTTTAAAAACCCGCCTTCTCTAAATCTTGCAAGTGCTAAAGTTGTTGCGTCTACTAAGTCATCATTTTCACCTGCTGGAAAATCACTAACTTCTTCCATAACTTCTTCTCCAAACCTATTATCAGGAATCCAAACCCTGCCGTCTTGAAAAATAGGTGATACAGAATTTAATCTTGCAATTTTATCTTGACCTTTTCCTGGAGAAAATGTATTTACAGGAATACCTACACGTCTAAGTTCTTGTACTAACGGTATGCCTGATGCTTTTGCTTCAATAATAACAGTATCAGGTTGCCAATATTCGTATAAACGTAACGCTTCGTTTTTTAATTCTGGAAAATCAAATCTTTCTTTTATACAATCTACTAAAATTAAATGGGCTTCATCGCCTGAATAAGTTTCTTCACCTATTTTACCTTCTGGATAAAAAACTCCCCACGTTGTTATAGCTGTAAAGTCAGACCTTTCGCTTTTTAGAAATGCAGTATCGTAACTTTGTATTAAATAATCACATTTAGGTGGTTTCAATTCTTCCCAAACATTGAACCATTCTTTAGGGATTATAGAAATACCTTCTCCCGTAGGTCTTTGCATATATTGTGCCGCCCATTTAGAAGGGCTTACTGAAGCTTTTATACCCTCAAGTTCTTCTAATTTCCAAAACTCTTTCCATAATGGTTTTCCTGAAGGTAAAATCGCAGGAAACTCAATAACTTCCCATTGGTCAGCTCCTTTTTCTTGTGCCATTTTTTTAATTAATCTACCTGTTAGGTCTTTTTTATTCCAACGGGTCATAACTATTACTATTGCACCTCCAGGTTGTAACCTTTGTCGCGGTCCAGACATATACCATTCGTATGCTTCTTCTAATGCTTTATCAGACATAGCGTCTTGTTCCGAATGTGGGTCATCAATAATAAACAAATCAGCTCCCCTTCCTGCTAAAGCACCTCCGATACCTGCGGCATAATATTCACCGCCTTTATTAGTAAGCCATTTTCCTGCACTTCTACTATCTGCTTTTAATTCTGTTTCAGGAAAAAGTTCAGCATAATCTTCTCCGTCAATTAAGTCTCTTACTTTTCTACCAAAATTTACCGCAAGGTCAGCGGTGTGGGTTGCTTCAATAATTTTTAATTTAGGATTTTTACCTAATAAATAAGCTGGGAATAAATGCGAAGCGAATTCAGATTTAGTATGTCTAGGAGGCATATTAATAATTAATCTTTTTAATTTACCCGTAGCGATATCATCAAATGCTTTTGCCATTTTTACATGGTGGTCACCAGAAATAAAATCTTTCCAAATAGATTTTACAAAACCTAAAAAGTTTTTTGTAGAATTTTCTTGATGTTCTCTTTTACCTAATTGTTCTAAAAGCAGTGTAAATTCTTTTGCTTCTGTTGTAGAAAAATTAGAAATATCAATTTCTTTTAAAGCCTCAAGTCTTTCTGTAAAATTTTCAGACAAACTACTTGCCTACTTTTTTCATCGCAATTTTATGCGATTGTCCAAAAGTTTTACCTGCTTTCATCAATTTTCTCATCTCAGTCATGTGTTTAGACGTATGATGTTTTTGATGTCTCTTTAAAGTATCTTTTTGTCTTTGCGTAAGTTGTTTTACTTTACTACGCTTTTTTCTTTTTTCTGACAATTTTCTTTTTAGCGGTTTTAGCGGAACGTTTAAAATCTGCAGCTGTAGGTGCTCCTTTAGCTCCTTTTTTACGAGGCTTTCTACCCTCTTTACGTTTCTTATTTATATTATAGTAAAGACCTTTTTTAGCTGTCCTACCATCCTTAGTTTTATGTGTTTTCTTCTTAGAAGGCATTTTAATCTCCGTTCTTTATTTTAATATGTTTAAGTTTATAAGTTTTATTTTGTTTCGTAAATATGTTTTAACACTTCCACCTTCGTCTTGCTTGTCTTAATCTCGAATTAGGATTTTTTGCTGCTTTAGGAAACTTTTTCATTTGTCCTGCCGAACGTGCACAATATGACTTTCTTCTTTTAGCGGCTTTACTACCTTTTTTAACTTTACCTGTAACAGCAGTTTTTAATTTACTTCCAGGATTTTTCTTTCTATACGCTTTAACACCTTTAGCCGTCATTCCCGCACCAGATTTAGTGGGGCGGTAATTAGCTCCTTTACCTTTAGTGGTTCTTCTAATTGATTTTTCTTTTTTCCTTGGCATAGCTGTTTTATTCTATAATATTATTTGTTACCTGATAACCTTTTAACTAATTCATTAAGTTCTGATAAAGACATTTCGTCTAAAACTTTTGTATTTAGTTCAGGACTTACTGAAATTAAAGTATCTGATTGGTTACTTCTTCTAGTCGGGTACCG